GTAATGCCGCTCTGTTTCTATCAGATGCTGCTTGAAACTCTGCTCTTTCAACACCTTCTCTACCACCACCAAAAGCTCCTGCAGATATTGCTCTTGCAGATAACGCTGGTAAACCTCTAGCAGCTTGTCTGTCAAACTCTGCTAATGTTGTGTCAATAACATCTTGTTGAAAAGGTGACATGTAAGCTTGATAAGCTGTAGGACTTACTAAATCTTTCGCTGCAGTTTCTCTTGCAGCAGCTTCTGTTAAGAAAGGTTGAAAACCACCAAGGCCAGATGCTAATTGTTCTGCTTGTGTTGTTAATGCACCAGGTCCAGCAACAAACTGTCGACCCATGATACCACTAAGATCAGTTGTTTTAAAATCACCAACTGCTTTTTGTAAATCTGATAAATATGTTTTGCCGGCTGCTTCTATAAATTCAGGTGGTAATTGTCTTACTGATTGTACTTCTGCCATTAAACTCTTCCTCCTCTTTCAAGGGCTTTCATCATACTATACATTCGTTCAGCGCCCTTGTTAACATCACCTTCACCCATGCCCCTTACGGCATCGGCTGTGAATACAAATTCATTGTTTGATAACATCGCTGGGATGTCATCTTCTTTTTCTTTTATACCAACTGGAGGTATAAATCCACCAGTTTCTCTAAGATCTAACTCTTTTACACCCTTTGGATTCTGCCTTACAGGTAGTCCCTCGATGCCCGCCGCTTGCATGGCGTTATCGCTGGCACTATCACCCATGGCGTATTTTATTCTACCACCCTCTGCATAGCCTCCAGCTCCAGCTGCATACTCAGAAACATCTTTATTTACTTGAGCTTCAAGCGCTTCTAGATCCTCAGTGCCATCAGCTTTTACAAAGCTTTTTAAATTTCTATATCCTTGTCTTAAATAAGTTTTTAAAGAATCAACGTTTCTAGTTGCTGCAATAGCTTCTTCGTCTCCTTCTTGAGCTTTAGCCATTAAGCCACCCAATAAAGAACCTCCTACAAGTGCACCCAAAGTTCCTTTTACTCCTTCTTTAGCTAGAAAATCTGTTGCAAACTTAGGCGCCGCTGATTGTATGCCTGACAAAATTGAAGGTCCAAATTGATACGCTCCTAATCCAAGAAGAGCAACTTTACCAATATCAGAAGATAAAATATCTCCAATGCCTTTGGTAGCTTTTTTAACAGTTTTTTTAACTGCTTTAGCTACTTTACCTAAAAAGAATTTATCTCTAGGCACGACATTCATGATGCCTCCACCCATGCGTAATTGTCTTTTCATCTGTCCTCTTGTTATTGGCATAATTTAATTAAATTGTTATAGGCAGGCTTAAAATCCTGAAACACTCAATCTACTTGGTTTTTGAGAATAAATCAAGACTTGGCATTATCACCGTAAGATCTCTTCTAATATCATCAGGAGATACGCCTTTTGCCTTCCAATCCTCCTCATTTTTATACTCTTCTCCAGTCTTTTTATTGGTTATCTTTTCTATTATTTTCTCTGGTTTTAGTTCTTTCATTATGTGGTTACCTCTCTTGGCTGTATTTGTAGTATAGAAGCTACAACGTGCAGCTCGTTCGCGTCACTAGCTTGTACCTTTAATATCTCACTCTCCTCTACTACAAGAGGGTGAGTTAAAAGTTCGGTTGTTGTATTGGTTGCTATGGTCTTAGTTTTAAATAAACTAAACACATTACCAGAGGCATCAGTTAATGTAACATCTAGATTACAACCAGAACCAGCATCGTTAGATACTAGTATTGATTTTACCAAAGCAACGTTTGCAGTTGGTGTTGTGTACAACGTTGTGTTATCAGTTGTTGTTAGATCTACTTTTGCGTTTACAAAACTATTTGCCATTAATTTAAAAAGAAGTTTTGAGCGTCAACTTCATCCTTTAGTTCTTGTTGAAATGTTGTGTTTAGTTTTTGCACAATCGCATCAAGATCTCTCACCTGTGCGTCAGCAACATCCTGCCTGTATTCTGGTGATGGTCTTGTTAATACCTGTACTATCTTTGCCATTATCTTCTTCCGTCCGGTTGTATATCTAATCTAAATCCACCAAGTTTCCAACTTTGTGCTGCAGCTGTATTTGCAACTTTTAAAGACACCGCTCTTGCCCTAGCTCTTGTATCAACTTTTTCTGTTGATGATGAAATTGTAAAAGGTCCTAGTGAAGAACTAGCTGCTGTATTATTTGGAAAGTTTCTTAAGTTTAATGTAATCTGTGTATTACCTGTTTGAGATAAAAAGTCAGGTATAAATCTTCTGATCTTGGCAAAGAACTCACCATCACCACCTTGAGAAATATCAAAGTCTCCAGATTGTATATTTGAGGTTATGGCTGTTGTCGCTGTAGACGTAACTTGATCCGTGCCAGTTTCGTGTTCGTAATATATAGTGCAACCGTCAGTGTTTCCAACAACATCATAAGAATTATTTGAACTAGCATCATAATCTGTGGCATGCGGTTTACCAAACACTGCAGAATCTTGCCATGTTGTTCTATCTAATGTTCCTGTTGTCCATATTGGTCTTTGTGGTGTTGATTCAAAATAATTATAAGTTACAACTCTATCAACAACAGTTGCTCCCGAAGAACAATAAAACCAATTAATTTCACCAAATAGATTATTTAATCCAGCATTTATAAGTTGATTAGCCGTAGTATTTAAATCATCAAAAACAAAATCCTCCACTAAACATGGTAATGATTGAAGAGCACCCGCATATTTAAAAAAACCATTCTCTGACATCCAGTATGCAGCACCATCCACTTCTACCGCAGCATTCTGTCCTATCAATCCACAGTTAGTTCCTACCTGTGCAAAACCAAAAGTAAAAGGTGGACCAATAAATCTTTGTGTAAACAAAGCAGTATCCGTCCAAACATAGATTGCATCTCTACCTCTAACAGCTCCTATAATTCTGGAACCATCTGCAAGTCTTTGTGTGCCTGCTGTGTTGGTGGCTGTAGGTGTATAAGTGTTAATGTCCTCTTGATTAGAGAATCTAATAAACATTTGATCTTGTGTGCTTGGTGTTCCGATGGTTGTTTCTGTTCCAAAAAACACTAAGTGTCTGTCCGGTGTGGATACAATCATGTCTCTAGATGCCGTTGGTGCACCAGAAATAATTGTAGCTCTTGTTGCGTTTGCGTTAGATAAATCTGCATTCCATTCAAAAACTTGTGCGTTATGTATTAATGCAATAATTTTATTACCAAAGTTATCTATGGACCAAAGACCTGGATCAATAACTAAGTCACCTGAAGCTGCCTCGCCCCACGCCACAAAGTCTGTAGTATTTGTTACAGTAGCTCCGTCTGAATGTGCAGCTCTTGTTGTTCCTCTAACTGCTCTTGTAATTCCAGTTAAGTTGTTGCCTGATACCCCAGTGTAAGAAATTTCCTCTGTGCCCACTTTTATAAAATTTGTTCCCGTCGTTGGAAAGTTTGTAGTGCTTGCTAATGTAATGCTAGATCCTGAACCACCAGTTCCGTTTGCATCATTTAATAGTGCTCCATTTAAAGTTGATGTTTGTGGATTTGATGCCTCACCACTCCAAGAACCTAATCCCCAACCAAAACCCGGTAACTGTTCTGCAGGTCCAACAGCGTAATAAGACTGAACTCTAATACCTCCAGATGTTGTAGCGCCTGATCCAGATTCATTTGATGGCATTGTTATTGTTATTGTGACATTGGTTGGTGTGCTGGTTACCATAAATTTTTTATCGTCAAAATCAGAAGAGCTAAAGTTTGAGTTTGTGATTGTAGTAAAATTATCTAATAAAACGATATCTCCAGGATTTAGGCCATGTCCTGTAGAAAAAGTTATTGTAACTACAGCTGATCCATTAGTTGTGGTAAAAGCGTTAGTAAGTGTGTTTGTTTCTCGAATCGGGTGTATATCATAAAAGACACCTCCTGAGTATGCATATAATATTCTATTAGTTCCTATAATAGAATACTTTACTCCGCTACTATTTACGATGTGGTGCATAGCTCTCGCTGCGCCAGTAAGTTTATCAGTTCCTAGTTGATTCCAACCACCTATCTTTTCTGGTGAACCATATCTAAATCTTACGTTATCACCATCAACCCATTGCCCTTCGGCTTGAGTTTCGGTAAGTTGTTTATTGAATCCAGGTAAAAATTGTACTTTTTTCAGTGCCATAGTAACTCATTATACTAGTTTTTGGCAAAAAATATAGTCCATTCTAGCTCGGGAATCAATCATTATAGAGAGGCTATTATATATGCTCCATAATGTTTTTATATTTATACCAGACCGAAACGGTGTATCTATTTCCCTCTTCAACTCTATTAACTCGATGAGTATATTTTTGCCCATCAAAAAATAGTGTTCTTCCTTTTTTGGGTTTAATTACTGTCCCATCTTCAAAGCAAGTTTCTCCTCCAACAAAATTATCATTAAGATATGTTATAGAAGTTAGTGTTGTGATATCTGATGCAAAATCCTTGTGTGGTTTTTGAAAAGAGCCTGTTGGCCAATGCACAAGTTGTAACCAATCAACACTATCTTTTTTATTAAAATTATTATATTTTTTTTCTAAATTTTTAAAAACTCCCCCTATCTCTATAACAAAGGTATCTCTATAAGTCCTGGCAGATTCTTTATTGTTTTTATAAAAATCTGTTAAAATATTAATTTGTTTATTCGATATAAAATTATCTATTATTTTATAGTTCATACTACGTTAAAACTAATTACTGTTCTTCCTTCACTAAGGTTTCTTTCTTCATTGGAACCGTGATGAAGCCAACTTGGAAATATTAACATGTCACCTTGTTGAGGTGAAAATCTATACCACTCATAAGTGCAATCTGTAGTAAATTTTGTTTTTGTATAAGTAACATAAGGATTTGGATTATAAAAATATAAAGATCTACTTTGATCATCACAATTAACAAAAATTACTCCTGATAAAACACAATTTGGATGACTGTGTTTTTTTAAGTAAGAGTTTTTACCCTCTATGTTTACCCAAGAATTACATATTTGACTAGTTGTATGAAACCCTGTTCTAGCTGAGTATTCTTCACTGCATCTTAAAATTCTCTCGGTTAAATTTAAATTTTTAACTTCAAAAACAAAATTAGAATATGGATCATGAGAGGAAAAAGCTTTCTCTCCTTTTATGGAAGCATGTTTATTCAATAAATCTTTTCTATTTTTAATTATATCTAAAATTTTAATACAATCATCTTTTGATAGAAATTTTTTAATTTGCAGAATTAAAGTTGGAAACAGTTTATGTTCTTCTATAAACATTTTATTAAAAGTAATTTATATTTATATTAACTCTAACTTTTTGATCTGTGCAGTTTTCAGAATCGTGTGGTAAATAAGAATCAAACAGCAAAATTCTATTTTCAATGCTATCTATTTTTATTTGTTCATTTAATAATGTTCTACCATTATTTGTGTTTAAATAAAATATAGCTCCTTTGTGAGGATAATCATAGTCAGTATGATAGCCATTTGTTTTTTTAACATGCTGATTAGGATATAAGTTAGCTTTAATTCTAATTAAAGAATTTACATTAAGAAAAGATATTAAATTTTCTCTTATCAAATTATAGTGTGGACTTAATGGTTTATCATTTCCATAAAAAAGATGTGTGAAATAAAATAACATATTCTCACTATTTTGATTTTGATAGTTTACATCTGGATGATAAAACCAATTAAAAGTATCTCTAAATACCATCTCCTTTATTAAATTAAAATTTTTATTTGGTAAAAAATTATCTATTACTTGATAATTCATTTATTCTTAATAAAATCACTTGGTAATCCTAAGTGTGGTCTTGAGTCATAAATATCTCCATCAAGTGGTGCACCAGTTTCAGTATACTTTTTAGTGTTGTAATGTAAAAATACCTGAGCGCAGTGATGACCTTCAAACGCTTCTCTCCAATGCTCTAATTCTACACCTTTATAAATTAACATGTCTCCTGGTTTTAAATTTACTTTAATACCTTTAGCATTACTTGTTGTCGTAACTCCTTTTTTTCCACCGCTAGATTCCGCCAAGCCTACATTTTCTTTAGGGCTTATATATATTGGCCAAGGGTCTCCACCTAGATTTAATGTCGTAGATATTTCACAACTAAATCTGTCTTTGTGTCTGTGTAACACATCTCCTTTTTTGTAAATTCTTGCGAAGGAATAATTTGGGTTTAATTTTAATTTTGTTCTTTTCTCTACTAAAGATTGTAATTTAATAAGTAAAGTTTCCATAACCAAATCTGCGTAATGAGAATAAGTATTAGGAACTTGTGGATCGTTCCAAAAACCCCACTCTTTTGAAAATGGAGATATCCAGTTTTCTTTAAATAAAGTCATCGCTACTTTTTTTCTTAATAAAAAATAATTATAAATAAAATCTGTCATTTCTTTTGACAAAGCTTCTTTACAAATTAAATATTTATTTTTTTTAAATTTCATTTTGAACAGCCTGTAAATTAAAATGCATAAACCTAAAATCATCTAAACCTGGATCAACAACAAATTCATGAGCTAAATAACCTGGAAATAAAATTAATGCTCCTGGAGTAGGTTTTATGTGAAAAGAGGCATTAGCTTCTGTTATTTTTGTTCCATCTATTTCAGGTAACTTAGTTGCTAAAGCTCCTGATCTAGGATCATGAAAAATTGGATAAGACGTTCTATCCGAACATTTTAAAAAATAAAAACCACTTACGTGTTGATTGTAATGTACATGACAAGAGTGATAACCTCCCCCTGCTTTAGGAAACTCTTGCACCCATAGTTCTGTAAAAGTTGGCATATATTTTTTTAAATCAAAACCAGACTCAACTAAAAAGTCTCCTGATAAAGTGCCTACGTAATCCAAAAATTTATGAAACCTTTGATCCTTTAATAAGTTTTCAGAATGATTCACATATGAAAATTTTCCAATATTTTTATCATTTGGTTTTTTTAAATACTCATCAGATATATTATTAAATTCTTTTAAAAAGTTGTGATTGTGTGTATGCCAAACAGGTGTTTTAAAATAAAAATTTTTAGCTACTTCAACTTCTTTTATTTCTATAAAATTTTCTTTCATAATGTAATTTCGCTATCTGTATTTTGATACATAGTTCCTTTTGGAATTATGTTAAAAGCTATTGAGTATCTATCTTGTTTTGAATTATTAGTCAATATTTCATGAGGAACAAAACTAGGAAAAATTATTAAATGATTATCTTCTATGTCAAAAGTCCACGTTCTTGAGTTGTATATATTATAGTCTATAACTCTATCTGACCAAAATGTCGGCTTCAATGAATGTAATTTTATTTTAAAACTTTTGTCTCCCATTGGATAATATACTCCACTTAACCAGGAGTTTCCATGAGCATGCGAATCAGATTTATTTCCAAAAGTTGTTTTAGTAGCCCAACTTGTTGTATATTGAAAATCTGTATTTTGTCTTAATACATTAAATATATAGTCTTTTAAAATTTTATTTATTTCTTTTTCTAAAAAACTACATCTTTCTAAAAAATTAAAAGTATCACTAACCATAGATCCTAATTTTTGTTTTCTTATTCTGAAATTAGTTTGTTTTAAAATGTTTAAAACTTTATTATTATCAACATTAATTTTTGTAAATGCTACTGCGTCTCCAAACAACGGAAATAAGTTCATCTCCAAGGAACTCCATTACTCCACATAACTAAACTATGCCTTGTACCTCTTGTTACAGGAGTCACTCTGTGCCACAAGAAGGACGGAAAAACAACTAGTGATCCTTTTGTTTTAACTTCTTTGCATACTCTAATATTAGAACCTCTACCTTTATTTAAAAAATCAAATTCTAATTCACCACCTTCATATTCATCAGGATTAGATAAAGACAAAGTAACAGATAATTTTCTATTCATCATTTTTCCATTTAATTTTCTGTTATATTCAAAAGAATCTTGATGCCATTCGTAATGTTGCCCTGGTTCATATTTAGTAAATTGAAGCTGTTCAGAAAACTCCCAATCAAAATTCCATTTAGCGTCTACATTTGCTTTTTTAACAAACGGTTCTAATTCTTTAAATATCCAAGCTGAGTCCATCCAGATAACGTTGGAGTCTCTGTTAGCAAGTAAATTGTTTCTTGCTTCATTAGATCTTTCAACGTCCTCTTTAGTAATACCTGCTACAAACCCTATTTTTTCTTTATTTTGACTTCTTAAATAATTTGCCCATTTTAATATGTCATCGCAAACTCTATTTGGAATTGCTTCAACAAAACAACAATATTGATTTTGTAAAATCATTAGATGTAGGTAAAGGTTAGGGTTAAAAAAGTATTTGAATTTGTGGAATTATTTTTACTAATAAAATATTTTAAGTTTGAAGGAAACATTACAAAATGATTATCTTTAATAGGTGCATGCCAAGACCTACCTTTTCTTCTATTATCATTATACTCTATATTTACCATTGCATTTTTATCTGAAACGTCAACCCCATATACAAAAACATAATCTGGAGATTCTTTCATGTTTAACATATTTACTGTGTTTCTAGAACGAGAGGATTCATTAGTATTGTAAATATTAGACCAATATTTTTCTAATACTAAACTTTTATTAAACCTTAAATTAAAAAAATCTTTTATGTAAGTAACTAAAGGACTCATATATGTAGTATCTAATATTTGATAATCATTGTAAGCGTGATCATAAATATTATCACTTACTCTTTTTTTTAAAAGAAGTGAACTTTGTATGGCATCTGCTTTAATGAAGTATCTATCAATCTCAAAACCTTTTGGCATTTTAACTTCACCATAATACAGAGCTTTTTCTGATAGTATTAACTTTCTCATTTATTGATGAACTATATTAAATATAAATTTAAAGTCAAACAGTTTAACTGTTTCTAGGACTTAAAACCCAATTTTGATTATTTTCATCCCACTCGTAATCTTCTGAAAGAGCTTCATTTGACGGCTCTGGTTTAGGAACAGGAGGATCCCATCTTCCAGTTGTTAAGTTTAATGTCCAACTTGGGTATGGTTGTGGTCTTCTAAATAAATCATTTTCAGGATCCCATATCCAACCTATGCCAGGGTAATTTTTTCTAAATGCTTTTGATTGATCAGAACTTAAAGTTTGATTATCATTTTCATAATGTTTACCACCTTTTGTCCTGTAAGAACATTTTATCCATAAATGTTGAGGCCAATGATTATGTTTTTCTAAATGATATTGACCTTCTGATTCCATCTCAACTCCGTCTTTATTTTGAGTATCTTTGTCATCCATGTAAACAACTTGTAGAACTTCATTGTCCTCTGATATCTTTGCAAAATGAGCCATAATTAACCTTGATAAGTCCCCGGACTAGTAAAAGTGTGAATTGTATCATCTCCACTTGTTGTTACTGAACCTGAAGTAGTGTTTGAGTCTGATGTGGCTCTTCTAATAATAACTACACCAGATCCTCCGTTTCCACCTTCTCCTATTGGAGATATTGTTCCAAGAGATCCATCTCCTGAATTAGCCGGTTCGTTTGGAGAAGGGTTTCCACTTGACTGACTATCTCCAGCGCCACCTGTCGCTCTTGTAACTGAAGACCCTGATATACAAGACGCTGCGCCTGCTCCAGCCGCTCCTGGGGAACTTGTTGAAGCATTTCCGCCCGCTCCGCCGGCTCCACCGCCGCCTCCTCCATGTCGACCGGAAGGATTACCGTCAGAACTTGGAGGTCCATTTGAAGCTGCTGTTCCACCATTGTTTCCTTGTGAAGGGTTTACAGGAGGTGTGTTTCCATTACCAGCTGATGGGGCTACGAAAATTGTTCTAAAGTATGCGCCGCCACCGCCGCCAGATCCCCCAGCCATATATGATTGGCAAGAAAATGGAGTGCAACCAGGAGCAAAGTTTATTCCGCCTCCACCGCCTCCGCCAGCAGAAGTTATCGTATCAAAAACTGAATCTGATCCTTTATCTCCATAATCAACATTAGGAGAGCCTGCACCTGTGCCGCCTGCTCCTACAGTCACTGTATAATTTCTACCAGTTACTACTTCAAATGATTTACTGCAAAGAGTACGATATCCCCCAGCGCCGCCACCGCCGCCACCATATCCAAAGTCGCTTCCAGATCCGCCACCTGCGACTACTAAATACTGTATATTATAAGGTTTACCTGCGCCTCCAGATCCAAAACCTAGAATTTTATATCCAAATCCTGCCATTTATTCTCCTTCTTATAGATCGTTAGCAGAATCTGTAGTGAAGAATAATTTAACTCCAAGTAATCTTGCATCAGCATTTAAATTATCTGCTGATACGTCTCTTGATATTTGAAAGAATACCTGTTCGTTATCACCAGGTGATCCTGCAATCGTTACTGCTCCACTCTCATTTGCTACGTCTAAATCGTTTGATGTACCACTATGTGCTTTCGCTGTCGCAACAACTTGTGTTCCAAAAGCCGTATTACAAGAGTCGTTATCTGCTATAGCCACGCCAGATAGTCCCCATGCTGTAGTTCCTGTATCTGTTGAAGTTGCTGTAAAGAAAGCTTGAAAAGTTACTGTTCCTGCATTCCATGATTTAGGAAATGCCACAGCAAATTGTGCAAACTCATCTGAATCTTTGTCAAAATCTAAAACTTTAATTTCAGGGCCATTTGATAATTCTACTTGGTTAGCTTCTGCTCCATTTGTGGTATTAGGATACATAGCCACTGCAGGAACCCAAATAGTTTCTTTACCTGCTATTTTAACTGCAGATACGTTTCCACCTGAATCTTCTGCTTGAATTACTCCAGTTCCTTTTGTTTTTAACGCAAGACCTATGTTTGTATCACCACCTGAAGCGTCAATTGATGGATTGTTTCCTGTCGCAGCGTTTACAAAAGTTACTTCATTAACCGCTGAACTTGTAGCTGTAATTAAAGCTACTTCGTTTCCGTTAGTGTCTAAAATAGAAGTTCCTATTTTAGGAGACGTTAATGTTTTGTTTGTTAAAGTTTGTGTTCCACCAGTCGTCACATTACCAGCTGGTAAAGTAAGAATGTCTGGATTAGTTCCGTCGTTTGCAGTTGCAAATACAACAGCGTCACCTTTATCATCTGATGCAAAAGTAAACGAATCACCAGATCCTGATGTATATTTAAATTGTACCGTGTATGCGCCTGATGTTGAATTTCTTAAATAATAAAAAGTTTGTACGTCTAATGGAATAGTTACGATTTGATTTCCTGTAATCGAACCTGTGAATTCAATCATTCTGTGAGATAAAGTTGCTCCAGTTGATCCATCAGATACTGATAAAG